AAGATTATCTGGATTTGCCGCATATGTAAACATGTCTAAGATGATTACATTTTCAAGTCCCTTTGACTTCAGATAGTGACAAAAGTTACTTCCAATAAATCCTGCACCACCAGTAACAAAAATATTATCAGTCATTTTTTAATTCATACTTATCAAGAAGTTTTGGAGAGTATTGTTCAACAGATGCTACATCATTCTTTTTATCTCGTTTCTCTTTTTCCAAAGAATACACGCGATTCCTCAATTCAGTTGATGAATATTGGTGACGACGTTTATGGAAATGAAGTTCAATACCATTATCAATACAGTATTGCTTACCTGTAAATTCCTTATCTTTGTATTCCTCACTCAAAAATCTAATATTGATATTTTGAGTTTTGATCATGTTTAGCAAATCACCCTCAGTCTCATACACAAGAATTTCATCAACATACTTGCAACCTTGAACCTGAACATATCGTTCATACACAGATTGAGTTGGTTTGTTCTTGATGCCTGGTCGATCAATGGTGGGATCAACTTGAAGTGCAACAATCAGATAGTCACACAACTGCTTCTCCATTTTTAGCATAGTCACATGACCAGCATGAAACAAGTCAAAAGAACTACAATTAAATCCCACTTTCATTTTTTTCTACCCATTCACGAAATTGTTTTTTCCCCTCTTCAACTTTCCACCAGGGAGCATAGAGGGGACCTTGATAATCCTTCTTACCCGAAGGTGGAGTCTGGTTCGAGTGCGATGTAGTAAGTGAGGTCATGATTTTTACTTGTGAAACGAGAGAGAAGTTTTTGAGATACAACAACTTCATAAGTTCCAGGAAGAACTTTGATATTCTCTACCTTGAAGTTGAAACAGAAAGTGTTTTCAGTTTCTCCAACAACAATAGCAAAATCATTTGACGTGTCATTTTTCTTATCACGCACAAGCAACTTAACAACACCTGCTTCACCAACAGCAGAAATATCAGGGAGTTGATAGACAGCTGCTGCCTTGAGAAGTTTATCAAGTTGTTCAGTTCTGAGTTCAAAGCACACATCCTCACTAGGAAGATTGATTGCTTTCTCAGGAGGAGTAACAATTACATTCGGGTCAGCAAAGAAATACTTTGACCTCATCTTACCTTCACGAATGACAACGTAACCGTCATTGCCAAAGTCAAGTTCTGGTTTCTGATGAAGACTGAGACCATTCAAGAACTGATTGAGATCATAGATCCCAAAGTCTTTCATGAACTCTTCAGTAACAGTTGCCTCTGCAAGGATATTCTTCATCACACTGATGGTGCGAAGTTTGCTACCCTCTTTGAACAGAATCGACTGATTGATAGAAGAGAAGTTCTTCAGGACAGAAATAGTTTTATCAGAAAGTTTCATAGGGTTGCGGATTTTCATCACTGAGGGTAAGTTTCACGTTTTGCATTTTTGTCGTTGAAATGCATCAGAAGCACAGCATAATGCAAGATCTTCATAATGTCACGACGTGCAGTGCCTTTCTTGTCATAGCGAGAGGCATACTTGAGGATATTACTGCGGCAGAAGGATTCACCATCACCACATGCTTCAATCAAATCAAGTGTTTGAATTTTATCGTCACCAGCAGAGTAATGCTGATTGTATGTGCCAGTAATATATTCTTGCAGTTCTTTGAGGATTACATCCTCACTGTACTTGTATTTGTTGTTCTTTTCATCCATAGTTAGGTCAAAGGAAATAGTGTCATTGCCAACCAGAGAAAGATAATCACTGGATACTGGTTCAGCAGCTCCAAACGTAATACATCCATTATCGGCAGAAAACGAAATGTGATCATCTCCCAATCCACCGGGAAGACGAGTTCCAAAATTAATAGTATCAGAAGACGCAGAACCAGGATTACCAATCAAACTGATTCCATCACTCTCCCAAAAATCTTGACTTGTGTCGCGTTGTTCATCCATGTTCATTTCATCGTATAGAAAGGACCAAGAGTTTCCCATATTATATCAGGACTGTGCCTCCTCGTCAATTGGCATCACAAAGTCAGCATCAACCTTATCATACAGTTCCAGGAATGCCTGCTTGGTTTCATCATCAAAACGATTGACACAGACTTGAATTGCTTTTGCCTTGTCTCCGAAGATGCTGTATGCCTTCACGATGTGGACCAAGCGGCGAGTAGAGATAATCTCTTCAATACCACCATCATAGAAGGTCTTGCGAATGATGTCTGCCCAGTCAGAGAGACGCTTGCAGAACTCTTCATCCTTACAGATCTTACTAAGAATCTTCTGCTCAACAGCAACAGTAGGATACTCCTGCTCAAAGGTAACAGGGAATCGCTCAAGGAATGCTTCGTTCAGAACGTTAGTACCGATGAAGCGACCGTCGTCAGAACCTTTACCTTTGGTATTTGCAGTTGCGAATACTTGAAAACCATCTGCGGGTGCAACCCACTTACCAATCTTTTTGAGGAAGACACCTTTGCCTTCAAGAATAGACTGAAGACAGAGGATTTTGTTAGATGCCAGATCAATCTCATCAAGGAGCAGCACAGCGCCCCGTTGCAGTGCCTCAATGACGGGTCCGTTATGCCAAACGGTCTCTCCGTTTACAAGACGGAAACCACCAATAAGGTCGTCCTCATCAGTCTCTACAGTGATGTTGACTCGGATGAGTTCGCGTCCGAGTTGGGCACAGGCTTGTTCGACAGAAAACGTTTTACCATTGCCCGAGAGACCCGTGATAAACGTAGGGTAGAATAGACGGGACTGAATAATTTTTTTAACATCACTGAAATTGCCAAACTTGACGAAGGTATCATCTTTTTGAGGAATAAGGTTCTGTTCAACGGCAGGCATTGCCGCAGGTCCATTATAAGTTACTTCCAGTTCTTCTACAGTCTCTTTCGTTACTTCCAGGTTCCACTTACCACGACCGACTTTGTAATCAGTCAGTTTATTGGTAATAGTCTGATAGTTGAAATCATTCATCTGACAGAATGCTTTGATCTCAGCAGACGTTACAGACTCACCATAGGATTCGCGGAGACAGTCGATGATGCTTTCTTTGGAAAGACCCATTTGATTTGTTTGAACTGAAGTTATTATATACGAAAAAGGGGGTCATGCGACCCCCTGGTGGACAGTCTAATTATCGTCCATATTTGAATTTCATTGCCTGTAGGAACCACGCATCAGTCAAACACTTTGGACCATCCATGATAATTCGTGCTTGCTTGTCGTTCACAGAAGGGTCTTGTAGTGCTCTAACTTTCCATTCGGGTAACTGTTTGTTGCTCATGCCACCAAAGAAATAAATTCGCCTAGGACTTTCTTATTTAGTTTTTTCACCTTCAAAGACTTGACAAAAGCACTCTTGATCTGTGCCTTAGTTGCATCATCTTTGACTTCAAATTCTGAGTCTTGTGACAAAGCAATAGAGGACAAACCAAAGTATGCATCATATCCAGAGTTCTTGATGCAGAAACTCTTTTCTTTTTTCCACTCTTTCTGAAGACGAGTAAATTCATTATCCGAAGGAGAGTTGTGAAGACGCATGAAGTTGCCAACATCACGAGATGCAAGAACACGCATTCCAATAAAATTAACCTGAGGGAACTTATCCTTTAGATTACGAAGCATCACATCAGTAAATTCATGATAGGAATATCCAAACTTATAGGTGGTGCCCAACTTACGATCCCTGATAATTGTATTGCCTGGATCAATACGCTTGAGACCAATATATGATTCACCATCTTTTTCCCAGTAACGCTTGATCTCCTTATATTGAGCAAGTTGATTAGCTTCACCATCAGTCAAAACAATACACTGAACCTTCTGAAGTTTGTTGTCTCGTTGAAACTTAGGAAGAATCTGATGAAGACAAACAAGAGACTCATTAAGAGGAGTGCCGGAGAGACTGAGACGATCAGGCCATGCAAAATTAGCAGAGTAGGAGCGTCCGAAAGCATATGCAAGTCTCCACACACTAATCATCTGTTTTTCCATCTCCTTACCAGAGACTTTACTAGACAAGATATTCATAAGAGAAAAATCAGCGTCCACGGCAAACAATCCCTCTTTCCTCTCAATATGATCGATCAAGTTTGCAGGAACTACCTCACCATTTTTGTCAAGGTGATTTCTATTCCATTCATTAGTGAAGGCATAAACTTCAAAAGGAATGTTTACTTTTTTACAGAACCAAATAAGGTTGAAGAGTTGCTTACATGTGTCACTCATGACCTGAGACATTGATCCCGACCAGTCAAGAACAAACACTAGACCATGATTCTTACCATCAGGAAGAACTGTCACCTTCCTAAAAAGATCTTCATTGAATTTGTAGGTATGTAGATTAGAAGTATCAAGCACACCTGTACGAGCAGTTGATGCACGAGCATATGAATCTGCTGCCTTGCGACACTCAAACTCTTTTACCAAATAATTGACTTCTTTTTGAGCGTTGCGTTTGAACTTACAAAACTCCGTATCAGTGTATTCAAATACTGATGGTTCAAACTCATCATATCGCGACCACCACCAATCAATATAATCATGAACATCCTGATTACTAGCAATCACAGTATCAAGATTAACCTTGGGGATTTCAAGATATACAGTCTCACTTGAATGCTCATTGATTAGATCTTTGATATTATCACTCAAAGAATCAGCAGTCTCAACCTGCAATTCATCATCTCTCTCATCAGAGTGAATCTCTTGATCGTTAGAAATGGGTTCTTGAGAATCTTCAGTTTGATCATCAGACTCGTGCTCTACTTCTTCCTTTGCATCCTCATCAACGATCTCGGATGAAGGTTGCTGGTTCTCAGTTTGATTAGCAGGTTTCTTTACGTCTTCGTTGTGTTTCTTCTTGCAGAACTTATAGAGTGCTTCTGCAGCAATAAGAACATCTTCAAAGTCATCGCATCCATCAATCATGCGAATGATTGCTTTTTCTTCCTCAGTAAAGGAGAGGTCTAGAAAATTACCGATCTTAAAGTAAAGATTTGCACGGTCAGCAAGATTAAGATTAGAAATGTCGCAATCAGATAGAGCGAAAAAATCCTCTTCGTGTAATTCTTTGTACCCATGATAGAAAGTCTTTGCAAGTCCAGCATACTTACGCTTCATCAACTTTTCAATTCTAGCATCCTCTACCACATTGACGAATTGAGGAGGAATTTTTTTACGCTCATACCAATCCTCATCAGGAGTGAAGAGAGCATGTCCTACCTCATGTCCAACCAACAGATCATAGACAACGTTACTTGCTTTCTCCCACATAGGGAGGGTCAGAACCCGAGTATGAACGTTGAAGCAAGCGGTCTCGCACTGCTTGTGCTCTACAATCAAATCTTCAGTTGCAAGAAGTTTGGCTAGTTGGGATTTGATTTCGTGCTGGACGGTCATGTGGTCTTTGTCGATACATCTATAATACTAAACCCCCTGCCGAAGCAGGGGGCACTCAGTGACAGTTCTCCTAGTGTCTATGGGTTTACATAGTGTTTACTTTAAGACTGAACTACAGATACGTTTACAGATGTGTTGACTGTCATCACACTCAATCAGGCAGTTGTAATAGTCGTTTAGTACATCGCTTTGATCACTGACATCTTCCAAAGTTGTTGCTAGGTGATCGATGCTTTGTTTCCATCCGGCTAATTGATTGTGTGAGATGATGTTGTGCATGAGACTACTCCATTTACAAAACAAATAACAAAGAGGTTTAGTTCATTGCTATCTCCAATTCTGTTACTATTTAGTCAGCGTATGCTAACTTTATGAAGACGTGGTAATACTTAACACTGATACCATATCACGCAACAATTCTACTAAATCCTTTGATTTTTTCAAACCTCATCACACTTTCAAAACGATCCTCAAGACCAGTTTTATGAGAGATGATGAAGACATTTGCATCTTTGATCACGTATTTGATAATCTTGATAAATTCTTCTGTTCCAAATCCATCAAGAGAACTATCAAACACCTCATCCATGATCAGTAGATTTGTGTTGACAGAGTTCTTCATCCTTGCAACCTCTCTCCAGGTAAACAAGAGTGCTAAGTCGATTCTCATCTTCTCTCCCTCGCTGAAAGAAGCATAAGAAAAATCTTCATGAATTGGGGACTGAACGGTTTCGCTAAATTCCTCATCAAGTGTGAAGTTAATAAAGAAGTCCATCATCTGTAGATAACGATTGACTTGCTGATTTATCAGCGGTAGATACTTCTTAATGATTTTGGATTTTACTCCACCGTCTTTTAGTAAACTGTACGAAAAATTGTAGTAGTTTAGGTTGTCCTTTTTTTCTAAAAGAAAGTCGTTAGTGGTTATTAAGTTTTGATTGAAGGTCTCTAACTTTTCATGCTCAGTATTTCTGTTTGCAAGTTGATCGGTAAGGTTTTGAACTTCCGATTCCAGATCTCTGATTTGTCGTTGACATCCAGATATCCTAGTATTGTTTTTAGAAATATCATTAGTTAGTTTGGAGATCTCCTTTGCTAAAGAATTAAATTGACGCTCTCGCTCTTCCTCCTCTTTAATTGCCTCCTCCAGTTCTTTGAAACCAGATTGCAACTCTTTTGCTTTATTTTGAGCGTCGTCAATTTTATTTATTCTAAAGGTCTCTTCAATCGGTTGAGTACAGGTGGGACAAACCGTATTTTCAGTAAAAAATTTATGTTCCTTCGTAATAGTTGATACTTTGTTAGAAATCTTACCCTTGAGTTGACCCAGTTTACGGAGTTTTTCTGTGGCACCAGAATGCTTTTCAAGGTCTTGGTTAAGTTGTTGAAGATCTCTTTCCAACTCTTCATTGGCACCCATGTGGTTATTTTCTTCTACAAGAAGTTGACCAATCTTAGTTTCCTTTTCCTCAATATTTTGCTTTCCACGCTCTTCTAACTCTTCAATAAAGTTTTTTTGCATCTTAACTTTATCACTCAAGGATTCTTTCTTGAGTTCCAATACTTTGATGTCGTCTTTGATTTGACGAATCTTCTCCTTGATAAGATTATTCATTGAAGAAAAGATTCTAATGTCAAGCAAATCCTCAATCACATCTCTTCTGTTTGATGCAGATAATTGCATGAATGGGACAAAGGTGCTACTGCCTAGAATAACAATCTGCGTGAAAGACTTATAATTCATCTTCAACACGTTTTGTTCTAACCACTTCTGTTGATCTAGTGCAGCAGCAGATTGATCTAATTTATTACCATCTCTCCAGATCTCAAAGATTGCTGGTTTCAATCCTCTGATAATTTTCCAATTCACACTGGATATTTCAAACTCAACTTCAACCACACAATCTTTCTCATTCACAGAGTTTGGTAGTTGTGGTTTATTGATTTTACGAAATGCTTTACCAAACAATGAAAAAGTGAGAGCATCAAGAATTGTGCTCTTACCCGCACCATTACTACCGATAATCAAGTTGGTGGTATTTTGTAAAAGACTTACTTCAGTAAATTGATTTCCAGTAGAAAGAAAATTTTTCCAACGAATGGTCTTAAATAAAATCATGTTCAGTTTCAGCGGGAGGAATTACAATATCATTCGGAGTAATAACGGTGTATCTATATCCATGCAGCACACACGCTTTGATCATATCTTCATCCTCAACTTCTATAATATGAAGTTCTGGATATCCATCTTCTTCTAACATCATGGCAAACCTTGTTGCATCATCTTCCTCTTCAAACAAATAAAGGATTTGATCCCCATCATCATCTGTTACAGAATATGCACCTTCGGTTTCTTTGCCATGTATTGTTAGAATATACATCTTACACTAGTTCACATGCTTCTTGGTATACTTCATTCATAATTCTTTGAACCACTGATTTATCAAGACCCACTTCTGCCTCTTCAATATATCTATTCAGAATGGACATAGTGTCTTCTGATTCTACTAGATCAACTTCTTTATCGTACCAACCATTGAATTCAAAGTTTTCTATGATTTTTAGATCAGAGACACCAGAGGCATAAAGTTTATCAACGAATCGTTCAAACTTTTTATGATCTGTTTTTTTACGAACGACCACCTTTACGATTTTGTTCTCATACTCTCTTGTATCAAATGTTTGTGGATTAGTATCTTCATAGAAGATATTATAAAACATTTTGTAAGGATTATCAATATGAGTATGCTCTAGTGTTTCTGTATCGAAGATTGTGAATCCTCTGGTATCATTTACATCGTTCCAGTAGATTTCGTATGGATTTCCGAGATAATAGACTGTGCCATTAGTCGATCTAGTGTGGTAGTGTCCCGAGAAGACCTTATCGAACTTCTTAAATAATTTGCTCTCAAGACCATGCTCCATGACGATTTGTCGATTAACTCTAAATCCCTGGAGTTCAAGGTGCCCCATCGCGCATTTGCAACTTGTCTTTTCAATAGTTTTGAGAGTATCTGTTTCATTTTCTTGATTGATCCATGGTATGAGAAGAACGTTTAGATTGTCTAGTTTTACTTCCTTTGGTTCAGAGTAAACTTCAACATTGTCATATTCACGAAGTAGAAGATCAACTGCATTCACATCATTTGTGTTTTTATAATATGCAGTGTGATTTCCGACAATGGTGTGAACAAATATGCCCATTCCTTTCAGACGATCATAATAATTATCTTTTGCCCAGGAAAGAGCAGAGAAGTCAATTCCCTTGCGACTATCGAAAGTATCTCCCATATCAACAATCGTGGTGATTCCATGTTCTTCCAGATAAGGAAAGAACACATCATCATAAAACTTCAGAAAGAAGTCATGAAATAATTTAGAGTTCTTACGAGCACCAAAATGTTGATCAGTTATAATAGCAACTTTCATCAATAACGCAGTTTGGAATGCACAGCATCTTTGATGCTATTGTAGTCAGAGTAATTTGATCCGTCAAGTGAATTATTATCGTCAAACACTTCACTATATCCAGATTTTTCAATAATCTTGTTCTTGATTTCTAATTGACGCTTCTCTCTTTGGATCCTGCGGAGAAACGCATAATGAATGATCTGCGTAAAGTAAGCAAAAGGATTTTGGGATTTCTCAGGATTAAAATTATGAATGTACTGAACGCAATTTTCGATTCCA